GTCGCGGTCTGGAGCAGGACTGCGCTGATGGTCGCGCCGGAGCCAGCACCGCCCGCCGTCAGCGTCGGTGCCGTGGCAACCGGCGCGCCATTGTTGGTGCAGAGCACGCCGGTGATGGCACCCGCGCCGGTCAGGCCGAGCACAACGGTCGCCTGGCTGATGGACGCAGAGTTCGGATCGTTCGGGCTCGGCAGGATCACCGCGGGCGGCGCGGACAGATAGCCGGCGCCCACGTTGGTCAGGGTCACCCCCGAGACGGTGCCGGCCGACAGATTGGCCACGGCGGTTGCCGGGATACCAGGCTGCGGCGGCGCCGGAATGAACACCTCCGGTTGGATGCTGTAATTGGCGCCAGCGGAGCCAAGGCTGATCACCGACGCCTGCCCGCCAACGATCGGCTGCCAGGTCGAGCCGCCGGCGCTGGCCGTAACGGTGGTGGAGGACTGGATATAGCCGGTGCCGCCACCGGTCACGACCGCCGCAACCGGGCAGCCGGTGAGGTTGGCGAGGCGGGTGGTGAAGCCGTCAGCGCGAACATAGATCGGCTGCCCGCGATCCGACGCGAGCCCGGTCCACACATTGGTGATTGGATCCAAAAACTGGAGCATGGATACCGAGCCGACAGTGACCAGCAGCTCGCCGGCCGGCAGCGGCAGAGTGTCACCCGGCGCCAGCGTGACTCGGTTGGTCGCGTAGTCGTACGGCGCGTTGAACAGCTCGCTCGGGTAGAGGTACTGCGGGATCTGGAGCCCGACGCCAGGACCGGAAATGCGGATCGCCATCTGTTGTGCTCCTTACCAGGCCGCGCCGCCGAGGTTGTAGCCCCATGCGCCGGACGACGATTTCGCGTTGACCACGTTGTAGCCAAGTACAACGATGCCTTGCTGGCCAATCTGGCCAAGGGGAACCAGCGAATAGAAGCCCGAAAAATCGAGGTTCGCGTCTTCACTGATATACATGTTGAAATATTTGACGTTCGGCGCGAACACGTTGCCTTTCGGCACGAAGTGATCGGCGAAGATCGGCACGCCGGCGACGTTCAGGTTCGGGAACGACGTGCGGCGGAACGACCCCATTTCATACTGATTACCGGGGCGCACAAACGCCGTTTCCGTCCCGATGAAATCGTTATTGAGGGTCGCGTGATCGGCCGGGTTCATGACGACGAACGTGGGCGATTCACCGCCGGCGTTGTCGGTCACGTATTCCAGGAACGCGGACATTTTCGCGCGGGTGAACCCGGCGGAGAGCGACCAGGGCGCGGCACCGAGGTTGATGTACTGACCCTGGAAAGCCGAATTGCCGGCCGCCGTGCGGTTGATGCCGCCATAGGTCGGAAAATTCGTGCCGTTGTCGAATGCGTCGAGAAAGCTGTTCGGCAACAGCGGATTGGCGCCGTTGTTCGTAAACAGCAGCTTGGCCATGTTCTGGCGCGTGGTCGCATAGGCGTCGTTCATGCGCGCCTTCAAGAGGGAAATTTCCCTCTCGGTCGCCTGGATCACGGTTTCGCCGAACGGCAGCGGGATCGGGACCACCCAATAGGCGGTATTGAACTGGCCGTTTTGAATGCCGGGCGTGATGACCGGCGAGTTGAAGCCGCCGCCGTAGCCCGTGAACTGGCCCTGCACCATCGACTGACCCTGCATCGGAATGGTGATCTGATTGAGACCACCGGCCGAGCGCTGGGATCCGCCCATCATGTAAAACAGGGTCGGCGAAGCGAAATAGATCTGGACGAACAGCTTCGGAACGAAGGCGCGCCGTGTAACAGCCGTCAATTCGTTATAGAGGCCGCCCGCCGGCGGGGATGCGCCAAGTCCTGGAAGAGGCATTTATTTATCTCCTACTTTCAGGCCCGGCCCGATCGATAATCGATCAGCGCTTTATTGATCATGGCCGTTTCAGCCGCCGGATTGTCGCCTTGCGACTCCAGCAGCTTCTTGAAATCTTCATCGTCCTGTGCGGACTGCTGGAAGAGATCGAGCGAGCCGATGCCGCCGCCGGGGTGACTGAGCGAGGCCGGCGGGTTTTGCTTGTCGAAAAGGGCTGCGGCGGCGTCGAGATCGACAATCCCGCGCTCTTCCGCCAGCTTCTCGATCTTCTCGATGCCGTCCGACGTGTAGCCCTGCTCGCGCAGTCGGGCGCGCTTGGCGTCCCACGTCTGCGCGAACTGCTGCGTGAGCTTTTCCTGCTCGCGCGCGGCGGCATCGTCGTCCATGCGCTTTTTCAGGGCCGCGATTTCTTCGTCGCGCTTCTGGATCTCGCCGATGATCTCGCCCTTGGCGTCCAGCTCGGGCGTCGGGAGATTGGGATCCACCAGTTTCGCGGCTGCATAAAGCTGCTCGCGCGCCTTCGGATTGGCCATCATGCCCTGATACAGCGCGGTCAGGCGCTGCTGGGCGGCGTATTGGGCCTCGTCGATCTCTACCTTTGCCATGGCGCGTTAGCCCTGGTTCGGTACGTGCTTGATCGACAGGTCGTCGCTCTTCGGACTCTGCGTGGGCAGGTTGTCCTTGCGACCGCCGATGTCGTTCTGCTCCATGGTGACGCGCACGATCTGCGCATCGCTCTGCGGAACGGATTTCGTGTCGTTCTGGAAAATGTTCATGTCGGGCTCCTATGCGCCGGCCGGCATCTGCGGCGGGTGCGCGCCTGGCTGGCCGCCGCCGGGCTGTCCACCGCCCTGCATCTGCTGCGCTCGCATCTGCTGCATCTGCTGCCCGGCCTTTTGGGCCTCCATGCCGAGCTTCTGCAGAACGACCAATTTGTCTTGCGGGGTGACCGAACCAGGCGGGACCAGTCCGGAAATTTTCTTCACACAATCCAAGATCACTTTGCCGGGCTCGGAATTGGCGCCGACTAACTGAAGTGCCTGGATCATGCCGTCGGAAATAACCGACAGGAGCCGCGCGGCTGCAGCCTCTTGCCCACGGTTTTGCGTTGGACCGACTGCAGGGGAGGAACCAAAAGGCGGTTGACCCTGCTGTTGTTGTCCTGGCGCCGCGGGAGGCTGGGTAGCCTGCGGTTGTCCTGTCGGCATTTCAGCCACGGTGCGGAATTACTTCCGGCCGTGACGGCGCTTGCGCCGATAGCGAATGTCCATGGTGGGACCTCCAGCTTATGGGTTGCACTCACCGGGATTCCTCGTTTCAACCGCCACCTGAAGCTGTTACCCAGCACCAGAAAGCAAATTGCCCGGTCTCGCAGTGAGCCTATGAATAGGAGGGGTATTCACAGCAAACGCCATAATGTGTTATTTAGTCGAAATGGCTGACGTTTCGTATTATCCCGACGAAAAACCTTTGCCAAAGAAGCCGGAATGGCTTCCGGAAAAGAAAGCCGCCGAACTTATTGGCGAGACCGCCCGGTGGCTGGCCTATCAACGCAAAAAAGGGAAATCGCACCCAATTTATTATTTGCGGAACGGTCGCGCCAAGTATCTGAAATCTGATGTGATCGAGTGGATTATGGCAACCAGGGCGGCGCAGTCGAGCTAGCGCTTCTTCCCTCCGGCATGCTCCAGCACTTTCGCGAAGCCTTCCGGATCCGTCTGCTGCAGGTGCTGGAGTTGCGCGGCCTGCGCCTCTTCCTTCTTTTTGAGGCGTTCCTGCAGCTTGTCCTTGTGCGGGAACGGCATTTCCTCGATCGCCGAGTGACCATCCACGAAGCCGGCTTTCACGCCAAAGGCAATCGTCTGCTGGTGATCATCGGCGAAGATCGGCGACGTCGAGTGGCTGTCGACCGTGACTCGGCGATCGTCCGGAAGGTCTGAGATCTGGAACCTGGTCGCGCTCTGTTTTTGCTCGGTCGCGCCGTCGGTCCAGTAATAGTGATCGTCCTTGGCGACCATCAAAGACAGGCGGAGATCGCCGGCGGATGCAACCTGGCGCTCGACCAGCAGTGATCTGTCACGCAGCCGCGGCGCGGCCGTCTTCATCATCGTTTCGGCATGCACACCAGCGCGCACGCCTGGTTCGCCCTGGCCCGACAGAATGTTGTCGAAACCGCCGATCATGTTGATGGTTTTGATCATGAATTCGAGCATCTGCAGGAGCTGCGGCGGCATCTGCGGCGTCAGGTCGACGATCGTTCCGCCAGGCCCGGCATTGGCCCAACCGGCGCCGCGCATCTGGCCGTACAGTTCGTCCGTCATGCCATCGACGCCGTTAAAGCCGAGTATCTTGTCAACCTGCAGCCCGATCAGGCGCCGGGCATCGTCGGCCATTTCCGACAGAAGGCCCTGCGGCTGGATCAGGTCGACCAGCTCCGAGCGCCCCCAAAAATACCCATGCACCTGGTTTGGCTGAATGAGGCGATAGGGCTGCAGGCCGCTCTTCGCGTCCCCCGAGATCAGCAGATTGGCCTTCTTGAACAAGGGCGCCACGATAATATCCGGCTCGACGAATTGGATCGTGGTGTAGTCGTCGACATCCTTAACCCAAAGCTCATGCCATCGGACCATGTCGACTTGGTTTTCAGGCCCAACAGTGGCGCGCGTCGGATCGGAATTGAGCTGGACGATGCCGCCAGGCGTGTTCCTATTCATGCCAGTATTACCAACGTCGAGCTGCGACGTCGACAGAACCGAGTGATAAAAGCTATTATATTCGTCCGAGCCCTGGCCCTTGCTGGCATTGGAGGCGATGCGCTGGAACAGGCGCTGCGCGTCCGGCAGGTGATAGATCCGGCGCCACACCTCCGGCAAGGTCAGCATCATCGTTTCGCAGAGCGCTTCCTGCTTGTCGATCGAGTTCATGTCCTCGCGGTAGACGCCGAACTGCCACGGCATGATCAGCGCGCTTTGCGCCACCGGATCATCGTCCGGCCCTTCGGCCTGCACCCATTGCTTGAGGATCGCGGTCCCATATTTCAGGGCCTCAAAAACGCCCTGGCCAAACATCGTATCGGTGTTGTTCGCCTCCCAATCGCGGGTCAGAACCTTGCTGATCACGTCGGCCCGCTGGGTGATCACCGGCGGGTAGAGGTTGGCGAAGTCGATCGAGAATCGCAGCTCGGTCGGGCTGTAGAGGTGCGATGCCAGGCGGTCTAGATGGGCGTGCAGCAGGTTGATGAGCGACATGCCGTCGCCGATCTTGCCAGACTCCACGATGTTGTTCAGCTGACGGTAATAGGCGGCGCGGATCCCCGACGACACGCGACAGGCTGCGATCGTCTCGGTGGCGAAGCGCAGAAGCTCCTTCTTGTCGGTCGGGACCGGAAGCATCAGAACCGGCCTTTCTCACCGGCCGCGATCATCGCCTTGCCGGCGGTCGCAAAGTGCTGGTTGGTGTTGATCGCGGCCTTGAGGCCGGCATAGGCATGCGGCCCGGTATGCGCCGCCGCCGCGTAGCCGGACGCAGCCACGCCGGGTTGAAACCCGAATACGCCTGGCGTCTGCTCCATCAGCTTGGACACCTCGCTTACCGGCGGCGCGACGGCCGCGGCGTCGCCTTCGCGCAGGTTGTCCTTCATGTCGGTGATCTTCATGTCGTTGAAGTCCGACACCGGCTGTCCGGTCATTTCGGCCGCAGCCTCGATCCGCGCGCGGGACTCTTCCTCCATGCCGCGATAGGTCGCGTCGGCTACCTTGCCGATCGACTTGGCGATATGTGGCGCCGTGATCGCTCGCTTGAACGGAATCTTGATCTCGATCACGTCGGATTGGCTGTCGTGGCCGCAGAGCGGACAGAAGCGCGGCGCGGGCGGCGCGTCGGACGGATGCTGCATGTACGAGAATTCGCCCTCGCACGACGGGCAGTTGTAGGTAAATATTTTGGCCATATTTAATGCTAGGCCCGCCCTCTCCAGGATTGACGGCGCAATAATGCCTGCAGGCGAAGTCGAGCGCCAGCCTTTGCCTTAAAGAACGACTGTAGTTGGTTCTGGCCATACAACGCGACTTGATCTTTTATTGTTAGATTTCTTTTTGCGCGCTCGAAAGCACGGGTGCGGCTCATATTAATTAATGTTTTTCTTACCCTTTGCTCCCAGCACCGCACGGCCATCGCCATAGCCATAACCCGGTCGTCTTTCTTGGAGCCCTGCGCCTCGATCGTGTCGCCTTCGCGGGTGATCGACTTCATTTCGACCAGCGTATCCAGCGACCTGATGTGGATCATGGTATTCGATGTGAAGTCGCGCAGGCGCTCCATGATCGAAACCTTGAGCGGGCCGGTGGTTTTCCACTGCCAATTGTGGCCGGCGCCCATCGAATCCGAGCGGTTGTAAATGTAGTTTTTGACGTTCTGAAAAATGTTGCGGATACCGGCTTCTTCGACTTGCTTCGGCGTGTAGGAGCTGCGGAGCTGGTGCTTCAGCGATTGCAGCTCCATCCACACGCCGTCGCCCGGCCCGTTCAGCTCGACGATCAGATAGACGTCAGCTTTGCCGGTGCCGCCAACGGTGGAATAGTGGCCGAGTAGCGACGCGATCACCCACGCAAACTGCCGGGTGTTGACCATCGGATAGGCATACTCGGCAACCTGGTCCATGCCGTCGGCGTAGCAGCGGAACACCTGGCAGGCGGAACGATCGTTGTTTTCGTTGGCGCCGAACGCCGGGTCCGCGGCAATCACATAGACCGCGTCGTCCTCCGGCTCTTCCCACACCTTAAGCTGCACAGACTTGGCGTTGGCGGCCGGGTAAATGCGGCAGTCGACGAACTCTATGCCGGCCGTATAGGTGTAGGTTTTGTACTTGTTGCTGACGAACTTGTTGGCCATTTCCGTGAGCTTTTCAGGCTCAAAGAACGTGGCGCCGGTCATCTGGAACGCTTCTTGCTCAGTCCAGGGCTGTTCCTGGATCTTGAGATTCGAGCCCTCATATTCCGCAGGCGCGTCGCCGTCGGCCTCGGCATTCGGATCCATCTTGCGGCGGATCCAGGCAAGCTGCTCCGGCGTGATTTGCCAGCCGTACTGTTCCTTGACGGCGACGATCTTCTTGATCTCGATTTCGGTAGGCGGCTGCAGGCCGTAGCGCTCGAAATCCGGGTGCGTGCGCTCGATCTTCTGGTTGTCCTTGGTCCACCAGCCAAGGAAGCAGCAGACCTCCGCCGACGACTTGCGGGCGGTCTCCCACATTTCGTGCCACATGTTGAAGCCGCGCGCCGTCGACTCCCAAATATACAGGCGGTTGGGGAACTCTTCGGACAGGGTGTTGAGGAAGGATTCAAGGCCCTCGTCGTTGTCCCACGAGCACATTTCCGAGGCGTGCACGAAGTTGACGCCGCTGCCGCGGCCGAGCGTGCCCGACGACTTGCTTTGGCGAACGCCGGCCGACGCGAAGGTGATGCGGCTGTCGTTGTCGAGCTGCAGCATGTAGCGGTTTTGCCGCTTGATCTTCGGGAAATCGAAACCGGGCGGCAGGTTCTCGATCATGCCGATCAGCTCAAGGCGGGCCTCTTCCGCGTGCGCCGCGGTGTCGAACACCATGTAGCCGTTTAGGCCGCCATGGACGCCGATCCAGAACAGCGTAAGCGCCCGCGCCAGGGTGGAAATGCCGAGCTGCCGGCTCTTCAGGATCTTGAAATCGTGCTTGTCTTCAGCCAGGCCATTGAAGATCGCATCCAGCAGGCGCTGCTGCGCGCGGAACACGTATTTACCAAGGACAATCTCGCCCTTGTCCTTAGAATTAATTGAAACGCAATTAATAAACCGGGTGAATTGTTCGCGGAAGACAGCAACTTTCTCTGCATTCCAGCCGGCGAACATCCGGCCATAATAATCAGAACTGGAAGCGCTGGGAAGCCTTCTGTTTCTGCGTCATTTCGTCGATCGCCATTTCGGCCATCGTTTTCAGATTGGTCCAGAAGATCACCGGATCGCCGGTATTATTAAGAAATAGGTTCTCAATACTTTCGCCGTCCGGTGCGACCACCACGAAGGCGCCGGCAAAGCCCTCATCGGCGTTCTTACGGATCCTCGCCGCCATCGTCTCGAACGGCGCGCCATGGTCCTGTGTCGGCCGATCCTCGATCAAATTCGTCATGAGCGCACCACCTCGAAATCCTGATTTGGCGTCGGCCAAATGTAAATCTGGCCGTTCCCCTCCCATATGACTGAAGGGAAGCCGACCAATCCTTTTTGATCGCCGGCCAAACTCGGCGGCTCTTCCAACGGGCACAACATATGGTCCACGCCATTGAGTCGTATGGCGCAACGGTCCCAATACGGGAAGTGCTGGTAAGCGGACCGCCCCTCAAAGAACCGCATCACCAATACTTGAGCGCAAAATGGACCGCCGCGTAGACCATGAACGCGGCGAACGCGCCGGCGCCGATCGACAGCGCTCCGGCGGCATAGACGACGCCGCGATAGAACCAGTCGCTCATAGCTCGATCCCCTTCATGGCGATGAATTTCTCGTAGACCCGGATATCGCGAACGTGCGTGATCGCGTCCATGCCGTAGGGGAACGCGTGCTCTACGTTGTTCACGGTCAAGATACTGTTGGCGTCGCGGTAGGCTCGGATCGGCAGGTAAAACAGATCGTGCTGCAGGATCCGCTCGCACACCATTTCGGGGATCTCGTCGAGTTTTTGCGCCCGCGTGCGGTTCGGCCAGTCGTATTGCCCGACAAAGTCGATGGCCCTGAGATATGGCACGTCGAGAAACATGATGCCGTTTTCCATGAAGGCGTAATTCTGAGCCGGCGGAGACGCCGCCAGCACGCCGCAGCGGTCCATTTTCTCAAGTATCGGCGTGACCGGCAGGGTGAAGATGATATCTGCGTCGATGTATGCCAGGTTGTCGTACCCGCGTTCGATCGCGTATTCGACGCTGAAACAGAAGGCCCTGCCCCACCCGTCCTTGCCGGTGGTGTTGAGGTGGCCGATGTTCTCGGCGAAGCGATGCACCGTCACCGGACGATCAATATCGTCTCGCGGAAAGCCCAGGATCTCGGCCAGATCGACCGGCGAAAAGCTGTCGACCAACAGGATGTCGCAATCCGGGTTCAGCTTTGCAGCCAGGTCTAGCCACAGCCGCACCACGCGGCCGGAATAGTTCTGCGCGCCCTCGGTGCCGGCGGCGATATAGCAGGTGCCGACGATCAGCGTTTTCATGCTGCCCTCCCTTGCCGCACCAGCTTGGTCAGGCGGTCGATCGCGCCGGCCATGTAGTTGCCGTGCCTGGTGACCTCAAAATCCACAAAGCAGCGTGTCGGCCGGTGCGTCAGCCTTCCCCACACGGTGCCGCCGATCATGCGCGGCGCCCAAAAGGTTGTGTGGATATCGCCGCGATCGAGGCGGAACGGTTTCCCTCTCATAGGTACCTGTGCGGGAGGTTCGGGACTTTGACGTGTTCGTTCAGCGCCTCGCCTACGGACTTGGCATTCATCACCAGGTGCGCGATATCGGGCGGCACCTCGGAATAAATCGACGTCTTGCCGCGGTCCCATTTCACATGCAGCTCGCGCGCGTCTTCGTCATAGCCGATCGTGGCGATATGGCTGCTATAAACGCTGCGCATCTTAGGCATCGTCGCCCCTCACGGACCAATCGGGCTCGCCCTGGCCCACCATTTCCTTGGCCATCGCGATCACGCTGGCAGGGGTGGCCCGTCGGCCGAGCGCATGGTTGATCAGACTATTCAGCGCGACCTCGCTTTCGCCGCGCGAGTAGAACAGCAGCGTTAGCGCGGCATCCCGCCGGCGCTCGTCGACATGCTGGCGCCACAACAGGCCAGGCAGTCGTGCGAGCTGTACGGCCTCTCGCCATAGGCGGCGGATCTCATGTTTCACGCGATTTCTCCCGGATGGTCGTTTTCGCCTCTTCCATCATGATCGCGGTCCATTTGGACAGCGCATTCTCCGCGCTATCGCCGCGCACCTCCGCCGTGCGCAGTGCGGCGTACGCCATGAGCGCCGCCGCTTGCTCGACGACATGCGCGATCTCCTGCTGCGCCTGCGCGATCTTGCTGGCGGTCTCGATCATCTTGCCGAGCTGGCGATCGTGCTCCGCCTCCTGCGCTTCCACGGCCGCCCGGCCGGCAGCGGTGATCGACTTGTTGAACTTCGGCCCGGCCAGGTAGCCCTTGCGCTCCAGCGACAGAATCGGCTTTTCCCAGCGCGCGATTTCGATCATCGGCGCGCCGGTGGCGGCGATCTCCAGGACCGTGCGTTCGTCGCCGGTCAGGGCTTCAATGACGTCTGCCATTGCTCACGCTCCTGTTCTGCGGCGGCAAGGTATTGGCTGGTGAGCTGGCGCAGCAGCGCGATCGTCGCCGCTTCGCCGTTGTGCTGGAAATGATCGAACACGGCCACGGCGCTGAACTTGAACGGGGCCGCGTCCAGCGCACGCCGCAGGCGCGGCGGGAGCCGGTCGAAAGCCCAAAGCTGTTGCCTGGCGTTCGACATCGCGCATGGGTCAGCCGCGCTGCATCTGCGGATTGCCGCGGAATGCCGGCGTGGCGCCGATCAGCTTCAAAACCGGATCGCTTGCGACGTCCTGCTGGAGCTGCGCGTTCGCGCGCTGCGCCAGCAATTGGCCGGCGCGCTGACCGTCGAGCTGCCGGTTGACGTGGGTCAGCAGCACGGCCGACACCCAAGCCCGAGCGACTATGGCCTTGACGCCGAAACCATCAACGATTTCGACAGCATCCGGAAACGAGGTATCGGTGATCATGTCGCGAATAGATTCATACGCCTGCGACGCCTTTTCGCCCTGATCGTACTGAAAAATCAGGCTGGTAGTGTGGTTCGTCGCGAAAACAGAAACCTGGAACAGATCGGCCATTACACTCTCTCCTTCAACGCGGCGGCCATGCCCCGAAATACCGGCGGCCAGGCGGCATCTTCGCCCTGGCGCCAGAGCCTGGTATGCACATCCCACAGCGGAGAATCGCCTTGCCGGCCGCACCGCCAGTCGCCGCCGTTGCGCGCGAGCGGCACCCAGCAGTCTACGCCGAGCATGCCGGCGATGTGCCGCAGCGCGCTTTCCACCGTGATAACCAAGTCGAGATCGCGCAGGATCGCGCAGGTATCGGCGACGTCGCGGATATAGGGCGCCAGGTCGCGCACCAGGCCGACGCAGCCGGCGGCATAGAGATCGTTCGCGCGCTCGCCAACCTGCAGGCTGTAGAGCTGGACGCCCGGCACTTTCTGCAGCTCTAAAAACTGCTCGATAGTCGTCGATCGCCACCGGTCGATCATGTTGCCGGGATTTCCCGCCCACGCGATGCCGATATGTAGTTTCTGGCCCCGCACCTTCCACGGCACCGTGGCGGCGATGCTGGTATAGGGCACCTCCGGCGCCGGAGCGGTCTCGATCTCTCCGTCGGAGAGGTACATCGCAGTCGGAAGGTCACCCAGCGAACACCAATAGTCGGCCGCAGGGAATTCCTGTGTCAGCGGCGCCACCGACACATTCGCATGATTGCGCAACGCAAGCGCCGCGACGCGCACCAATTCGGGGTTAACCTGCAACTCCACGCTCTGCGCATGCGCTGCAGCCATCGGCACGAAGCGCAGGAACGACAGCGCGTCGCCCAAGCCCATTTCCTGGAGCACAAAAAGCCGCTTACCCTTCAGATCCTCACCGGACCAGGCCGGGTAAGGGGAATTTTCGAATCGCTTCATGGCGTAGGGAAAGCGCACGCGGAAATGCTTCAGGCCGGCCTGCCACCTGCGCGCGTAGAGATAGGCAAAGGCAAGCTGCAGCTCTATGGCCGGGTCGTTCTCGCCGGCGGAGCGCATGCAGGCGTAAGCGTCGATCGCCAGCTTGAGCGACTCGTCAGGCGTGCCGAGGATCGACTGCACCATCGACAGGTTGCACAGCGCATGGACGTTCTGCGGATCCTGTTCCAGCACCTCGCGCATGCGGCGGCCGGCTTCGTCCAGCTCGCCGACATGATAGAGCGTGTGGCCCAGCCGGTTCAGCACATGGATGTTGCCGGGAACGATGTCGAGCGCCCGGCGGAACGCGGCGACGGCCGCCGGAAACAGGCCCTGCAGAAAGCAGGCGTTGCCGAACTTGAACCAGCCATCGGCATAGGTCGGGTCCTGCATGCAGGCCGACGCCAGCAGACGGTACGCGGTCTGCGGATCGGTCGCCTCGACGGCCGCGGCCTTGGCGACGAAATCCAGGGCGGTTTCGCGCGGGTTCACGACTTGGCCTCGAAATTCTTGGCCGTCGGGCCGCAAGCCCCAACCGCGCGCTCGTAGCCGGCAATCAACTTGCCTTCGCGGCCGTCGACCAGGTTGTAATCGGGGTGGTGGCCGCACCAGGCGGAACCCATGCCCTGTTCGAAAAACCGGCAATCGACACAGAATTTGGGCTTCCCGAAGATCGTCGGCGCCGGCACTACCGCCGGCGGTTTGCGCGTTTTCATTCGGCCGTCACCATCACCTTGGGGAAGCACACCATGAACCGGTCGCCCGTCGGACCAGATCGGCGCATTTTGATGCGCTGCACGATCTCGTCACGCATATTCCAGGCGAGGATGAGCCAGAAAAACGGGCGCTGATCGTTCACGCGGGCGTCCGACGGGCCGACCACCGGAATTCTGCTGCCGGGGCAGTATTTCCCGATTTTCAGCGGCGCGTCGTCGACGACGAAATCCAATTCGATGCCAGACGCGTTCAGAAAGGTCATGCCTTTGGCCGCGGCGCCATACCCGACCAGCCGAAACCCCTCACGTCGGGCCAGATCAAGGGTCGATGCGGCGTGGTCGATCAGCTCATTCATACGGGCGGCGAAGCCCTGGTAAACGCCGTCGTTGTAGAGGCCGAACAACCTCTCATCGAGCAGGATCGGAAACGAATCATCGCCGGCCTGCGTCTGGCGGTCGACCAGCTCAACCACGTAAGACGTCCCATGGACCGGAGCATAGCTGATCGCATCGACAGCCAGGCCGGCACGGGAAGCCAGCGCCAGGAACGACCGAGCCGTGAAAAACGAGATATGCTCGTGGTAAACCGTGTCGAATTCGGCGTTGCGCAGCATGTGCGCCTGGCTGGTCTGGATATAAATCCGGCCGCCCGACGCCAGCACCGATTTACACAGCCGCAAAAATTCCAGCGGGTCGTCGACATGGCCAAGCACATTCATGGCGACCACGACATTATACCCGCCGGGATGCGCGGCCAGGGCGTCGATCGAGCTTGGTTCGCACCAGTAATCGTGGATCGTGGGGATGCCGGCTTTGATCGCCTTCTTGGCGAGCTGCGAAGGATCGACACCCTGAACGTGATGGCCGAATTCCGAGAAACAGGTCAAAAGCGAGCCGTCATTGCTGGCGATATCGAGAACCGTCAGCACGTCGTCGGGATCGTTCCGATCGATCTCGAAATCCCCTTCGACCTTGTAGGCGAACTCATGGAAATAGTGCCGAAGGCTTTCCGAGGTGCCGGAGGCATAGGGATAGTCGCGGTAGATCCGGTCGGGGTCGACGACGCCGATCTGCTGGGAATGCCAGCAGTCGAAGCACACACGCAGCCCAAGCGGGAATACCTCACCAGGATCTCGGCCGACATGGAAGTCGTTCGCCAGCGGCTGCATGCCGAGGTCAGCATAGGTGTGCAGCGAAGAGCCGCCGCAGGCCAGGCACGCGGCAAGGGGGGTAAAATCGGTCATGCGCGATCCGACATGTGCGCCTCAAGATCCTGCAGGATCGTGTCGACGGTTTGGGTGGACTGAAAGCCAACGATCGGCGTCGGCACCATGAAAAAATCATATGTTGGCCGGATCGGCGGGGTATCACGAAATTCGCAACGAAACCGGCGCACTACGGCAGTCGCGAATCCCCTCACACTGTCGTTGTGCGTGACTAGGTTATAGGCGCCTGGCTCATTGCCCTGCAGCAGCGCCGCGACGGCGTCGCATAGGTCTCGCATCGCCAGCACCGGCCGAGCAGCCCAAGGGTTCGACACCTGCACGGCGCCGTTCGTGATCGCATCGCTGGCCATCTTGTTCAGCATCAGATCCCAGCGCATGTGCGGGCTCACACCGCAGACGGTACCGAAGCGCAGCGCGTAGCTGTTCGGGTAGAGGGTCGGAACGATTGCCTCGGCCGCGCGCTTGGTGGCGTCATAGATGGCTTTGCCGTCTGGAGACAGGACCGATCCCGACGAGGCCCACAGCAGCGGGATCCCGCCGAGCTTGGGCAGCATGTTGATCAGCTCGGTCAGATTGTTGCGCGTGGCCGTCATGGGATCCGCGGCGGCAGCGGCAACCGACGAATGGGCGGCCAGGTGAATGGCGGCGTCAAAGCCGCGAAAATCCGCAGGCGCCAGATCCGAATAATACGACTGGAGATCAGCCCCCTTCAGAAGGTCGACCGTCACGACCTCGTGACCGATCGCCTTGAGGTACACGGTCAACGCGCTGCCGATATAGCCGCACCCACCGGTGACCAGTATTTTCATTGGAATTCATTTCGGGGTCCGGTGGCTGGCCGGGGAAGCGGATGTGCAGGCACCCGCCATTTGGGCCAGCGAAAGCCCTACCCCTGCCAGGCCGTCGGTGCGGGACCTTGTTTGCTACCAGCGGCCCGCGAACACTGCCGTACAAATTGTCCGGTGTAAAGCGGAAATTTGGCGCTTTTATTTAGCGCGGTACAAGGGTTCCACCGGACAGATTGGACGGTCGGGCGGCGGCGCCGCCTTCGTTCAGTTCGGCTGCTCCAGATCGTAATATTGCTTCACGATCTCCGGCAAAGCGATGGCGACTCGGTTGGCCATTCTCATAGCAACCGCTTTGTCGGGGTGCATGGAAATGATGCGAGCAAGCGCGGTGGAGAGAACATCAACCATCATGGGTGGCTCCGTAGGCACCTTTCGCAGAAATAGGATGGTCTGAGCGCAGAGCTGCATAACGATGTCGTTTCGGGTTTCGTCGCTCATAGATCCAAGGCCTTTCGCAGGTGCGCCAGCGCGAACAGCGCCGCGTCGAAGCGCTGCACCAGCTCGGCACGGTCGCGGCGGGGGATTTCGTCGTGCTGCAGACAGTCGATCGTCAGGCTGGCAATCCGCGCCGTCGAGCCCGTGAGATCCGCGGTCAGCCCAATGGTCAGCAATTTCAGCTCGTTCGTCATTCCGGCCCCTGCGATCCGACCTCTAGGCGGCTCGGCGGTTCGTACCAGTTTTCGCCGCCGGCCAAACACGGCGCCGCCACAGCAAACGCCTCTTCGTCTGACATCCGCACCAGCGTGGGAATTCCGACCTTTTCGGCGACTTCATTCATGAGTTCACGGACGATTGGCGCCCTGTGCGCGTCCGGAAAGGCGGGGTCCCCCCACGCAACAAGCACAGTTAGGCCAAGAGTTTTTTTGCCGTCCGACGCTTCCGCCGTCACCGTGTCGGCCATCATATCAAAAATGACATGACAACGATCGGGGCGCAGCTCTTCGGGAATGCTCCTGTCAAGCACCCAAAGACACGACCAGGCGAAGCAGGAACCCGGCCGCTTTTTGTAGATCGCACAGCCGCCGGATGGTGCCAGGTGTTGGCAAGCCTCGTGAGCCGGCTTCTTGATCTCGGAGACGGGCATGATCGTGCAACACGCCGTACAGTCGCCGCACGGGCGCTCTTTGACCGGGATCAGAGCCGATTGCTTGCGATCGGGCGTCGGCACCATGCGGGGCTTCAGCCACGGCAGTAGCTTCATACGGCCGGATTTCATGCCTCAACCCTCAAATCGGCGACCGACAGCGTTGCCAGATCGCCGCGCCAGGCATTGAAAACAGCTTTCAGCACCGGCGGCGGATCGATCTCCCGTGTCCCCGCCCTATGGGGCGAGCGGAACCGGTCGACGGATTCGGCAACCGCGTCCAGCGATATCTCGGCCGGCGATTTCGCAAGGTTGCTGCCGCCGCGCGGTCCCCTGGTGCCGATCACGATCCCTTCGCTCGAAAAATGCTGCAGCAGCGGTTCGAGATAGCGCGTGCTGGCGCGCACACGCTCGGAAACTTCGCTCTGGCGCATAGGCGTCTCGCCCTTCTCCGGCAGCACGCACAAAATACTGACCGCCCACAAGAACGTCCGGCTCATCATAACGATATTCCCCTATCGGACAATTTGTCCCACAAGAGAATCATATAATTCACGATTCGGGAAGATGAATTCTGGAGGGTGCCGCCGCGCACCGGGAGTCTCTGCCTGGCGTGCTGGTTGCACATTGCGCGCGGCGGCGGCCGGCTTATGAGCCCATAGTAGGCAGAAGGTCAAGTAAATCCTCATCGTTCATGTGGGAAGCGATCTTATCGCTGTGCCGGCTGAACATGGCCACCAGTGTTCCGACCTTCTTGTGGGTGACGGCATATTTGATCGCTAGCGCGGTCAGGCCTGCAGTCATGTGGTGCTGCAATATGTCCGCTGTCAGCGCGTTCTCCTGCAGCAACATTTCCGCTAATTCTTGCTCAGCGACAGCGAGGACTCTGTCCATCGCAGCGGTGATGCGCTCGTTAGTCTGGCTCTGATCTTCCGCCATCTATCGTCCGAAAAAACGAGGCGGCCAGACAAGCCGGCCGCCCCAAGGTTGGACCAACAGGCGGATGCCGCCTGTGGGGACATAATCAAATACAGATTTATTATGGATCGACAAGCGAAATCACCAAGCGCCGGCCAAGCGCCGCGGCGGCGCGTTCGAGCCTGGAAACGCTCACCGGCTGGCGAAGATCGAACAGGCGATAGATCTCCTTGGCCTCGATACCCATGCGGCGCGCCAGCTCGAACCGCGACAGGCCGGCATCCAGGAAAATGTGATAGAGCGCGATCTTCGCCGCATCCATCTGCCCGATCACCAGCAGCTCGGAGGCGGCGCGGATCTCGGATGGCGCCGGGATCTTGCGGCTTTCGGCCATGCGCTCGGCCGCGATCATCTGGAACTGGTGATAGAGTTCGGCCACCACCGACGACGGATCGTCGGCAGATGCATGGGTATAGGGAAAGTCGACCAGGCGGGCGACCGGCGCGCCGTCGGGCTCGTGGGCGAAGGCGATCGGGTAAGCGTTCATGCCAGGAACTCGCCGATGCACACCAGAACCAGACTCGCTGCAGCCACCACGACCCCGAATTTTCCGGCAGGCGGGAATGGCAGCTTCTCGACACGGCACTGATAGAACACGGCGGCCATCGCTCCGATGCACGCGAAGTCGATCGCAAAGCAAATCATTCGGATAAAGTGCATCACAGCTTGTCGCCCCCAGGAAGGGGCGCCACGGCCGGCGGCGTGTAGCCTGGGATCGGGATCTCGATATAGGCGCACTGGCCCGGCTCCAGCGTCATGCCCTCGTAGGCCTTGATGCAGTGCGGCCGATTATTCA